CGGAAAAATTACGAGATAAATTAGCTAGTGTTCGCGGGATTGCTGATTTAGAGATTGAGAAGCAAATCTTAGCCCCCCAAATCCGAATTGCGGTCCAATACGATCGTGCCTCGCAATACGGACTCTCTCCCGCACAGGTCAATCGCACCTTGCAAAACTTGATTGACGGAGAACGGGTATCGCAAGTGATTGAGGGTAATAAACGCTTTGCATTGGTGATTCGCCTGCCTGAGGCAGACCGTAGCTTAGAGAGCCTGCAGCGGATGCTAATTAGTACCCCTTCAGGATTTATTCCGCTGAGCCAAATTGCCACTATTGAAGAGGCCGATGGACCTAATCAAATTAGTCGAGATGCAGGTAAGCGTCGTATTTTGATTTCGGCGAATACTGCGGGTCGGGGATTATCAGATGTCGTGGGTGATATTCGTAAGGAGATTGCTTCTTTAGACTTGCCGCCTGGATACTTTGTGACGATTGGCGGGCAATTTACCGCCCAAGAGGAAGCGAGTAAATTAATTGCTCTTCTCTCCCTCGCTTCATTAGCGCTGATCTTTGGCATCCTCTATAGTCGTTACCGCTCAATCAGCATTTGTGCCATCGTGATGACTAATATTCCATTAGCCATGGTTGGCGGTGTATTTGGACTTTGGATATCTGGACAGCCTCTATCGATTGCGTCCTTAGTGGGCTTTGTGGCTCTTGCAGGGATTTCTATCCGAAACGATATTCTGAAAGTGAGTCACTATTTAAACTTAATGCTGTTTGAAGGGGAGAAATTTACCCAGGGTATGATTATTCGTGGCTCATTAGAGCGCCTCTCGCCGGTTCTCATGACGGCTTCGGTCACTGCGTTTGCATTACTACCCCTACTTTTTGAAGCCTCTCAACCGGGTACCGAAATCTTGCATCCAGTTGCGGTTGTCATTTTCTTTGGATTAGTTAGCTCAACCTTGTTAGATGCATTCTTGACACCAATCTTGTTTTATCGCTTTGGTGAGAAAGAGGCTAAATTATTAATCCAGAATAAAAATCGTGTGATCCGTCATGATGCACCTAAATACCGGTGTCCAGTATGAAATGAAAGGTTCTATAGTTACCCTAGTAACGGTTAGAACCGTATTCGAGGATCGCCTTTCCACCAAGGCAAACCGTCATCCTCGTCATCATCCTCCCCTTCTTCCATTTCATCATTGTCCTCGTTTGTGAGTTTGGCATTATAGCCATTCTTGCCTGTTTTGTCTTCCTCTTCCATCGGAAAGTTCACGGGGAACTCCATGTTTGAGATGTACTTCTTCATCACTTCCTTCAACTCGTCTTGTGCTTTCTGCAAGTCAGAATGCACCTTTGCCTCTATGTAATCTGCATACATCTTTTCATCAGGTTCTGCCATCACAAGAACGATATCCTTTGGGATGGTGAAGTATGTATCATTCGTGTATTCGATCCAATCCTTGAGGTAGACACCTATTCGTTCGACCTTTCCCTTGCTATTCAAGACGGGCATGGATACGACAGTCATTGGTCGTTCAAGGACATACTGATTTGCAAATTCTTGAATTACCGCAATCAGCATTTCGCCATTACGCAAGCGAACGATCTTCGTTTGTGGAGGAGTACCATCCTTCGTGAACTGCGTCATAGAACCTCCTTGATCGGAATCTTGACCATCTTGTAGTCAAAGGATTCCTCGTTGTAAATCTTGACTCTTTCGATGAAATGCTTCAGAGTATGGTTTTTCCTTGACTTCCAATGCAAATCATCGGCAATGTCATACAATCTTGCCTTGTTTTTTCTTTCGGACTTTCGCAACTGCCTGCCGATGCTTTGCAGTACGCGAATGCGGCTTTTTGAAGGTGATGCAAAGATGATGTTTCGCAGAGAGCGAATGTTGATGCCTGTTGAGAAAGTGCCATAGGAAGCAACGATTATCGCATTGTCTTCCTGTTCCGTGATTTGACGAATATCCTCGCGGACTTCTCCTTCGGTTTCGCCAGAGACATAGAACACCTTTCGACTTTTGTTTGCATCTGCCTTGATTCTTTCGAACAATGGCTTTCCGTGCTTTTCGACAAACTGAAAGAGAATAAGGGTATTTCCTTTCGTAGAAATTGCAAGCCTTGAAATCATGGCATTTCTTCCATCGCAACCGACCAACCAATCAAGTTCTTCCTGATAGGGAATTCCCGCAACAGTCTTGCAGATTTCTTCGGGATAGGTCAGCAGTATGCAGTCAATTTCAAGATTGGTAAGCAACTTCTTGTCTATCAAGTCTTTGGTCGTAGTTACTTGCTTGACTGTTCCGAAAAGACCTTCGATTGCCAACTTGTTTGTCTGTGTCCCGTCAAGTGTGCCGGTCAACGCAATTCGATACGGACAATTCGTCAATTTGGTCATTATGCTGGTAAGGCTTGCAGCCTTGAAAAGGTGCGCTTCATCGCCAATAACGGCACCGAATTGGTCGAAATAATCCTTTGGCAACTTGTAGATGGACTGCCATGTAGTGATGACTATCTGCTTTGTTGGATCGTCTTTTTCCTCTCCTCCGTACACCTTATGGACATAATCATCGACAGTCCAATAGCGAGGGTCTTTGGAAGAGTAATCCTTGAAGTCGTTGTACAATTGCGTTACGAGCGATATGCTAGGAACAATGATAAGAGTTCTGCGTGGTTCCACACCATTTTCGCTGTCGATCATATTAAGCAGCGTAGAATATGCCCGTGCAAGAACATAGATGATGAGACTCTTGCCGCTTGCGGTAGGAGACAGCAGAAGGCAGCGATTCGTATTCAGGGCGTGGTGAATGGCATCTATCTGATGCTCATGGGGTTCGATTGGTTCTCCCCGTGCAGATAGGTTCAAGCCCTTGATGATTTTGCTGACGCAATCCTCGCGTGTGCAAGGTTCTACGGGATTGATTAGTTTTCTGTCTACGGCAAGATGGTATTTGCGCTCTTCGCAGAATTGCGCCAAATGGTCCAGCAAACCAACATACAGCAGACCGTTCCGTGGTTGGAACATTCTGATCTTACCGTCCCAATGACGATTGCGGAATGCTGGAGTGAATCTTGCGTTTGGAACTTCAAAGGTGAAGAACTCTTGAATTTCACGGGCAATCGCAGGTTCGCATGACAGACGGGTGTAGACCGTGTTATGTCTATGAACGACAATTTCAGGCATCCCAATATTTAGGGTTGCCTTACTAGGCTCCGTCAGACTATGCCATTCGTGAACTTGCGCCATTCGATAGCGTTTCTGATCACCCAATGTCTTTGGGCAATGCCTTTCAATATGGACTCAAGGTAGTCAACCTTTTCTTGCTGATATTCGATCTTGCTTTGCAAATCGGACAAGTCCTTGTCCGAATCCATGTAGATATCAAGATCATTTCGCAGGATCTTTGTTTGGAATGGTTCCCATCCCAACTCATCAAGACGCTCCTGCGACATCTTCCCCGTGTAGTATTCCCACTTATCCCTTCGAAGATTCCTGTAATCGGATTGTGCCTTTTTCAGGACTAGTCGTTCATCGTGAAAGATGACGAGATACTTGTTGTGAAGTTGCGGAATCCTGACGGATTCGTTGCCTAGTTCCGTGTCATCGACCGCAAGGTCTTTTTCTGCCATTTCCTTGATCTTGTCCAGATGCATAGTTGTCACAGTATATCACCCCCATGTCAAAAGTCAAAGGTCAACCATCTTGAAATCGGAAATCGCAAACTTTACGGTTGCGGTGAGAAAGGTTGCGTCCGTAGCCTCTGATGTAAATTCAATTCCCGAAAGATCGGTAGGTATCAGTCCCTTCATTTCTATTTTTCTGTATGGATTTTTACGATTTGTCAGCAGAATCAGGGAAGCAGAGTCGGTTGCGCCGTACAAAGGCTTTTGGACTTCGATGAACTTGGTGTAGGAGGTGTTTTCTAGCATCCATAGGATTATGGAATGGTAGTTTGAAAAATCCTCATTGACCAAGAACTTGATGGTCATGTTGCCATATACTGCCGTTGCTTTTGGTAGTTTTACCGAAGGACCAATTGCGAATTCCGTGCTGAATGCTTCTCCTCCAGCATCTGGCAAGGTGAATTCCTGAACAAAGTAGGCAAGATTTGGCAACTTTGACATGGTGAAGATGAAGTTTGTGGGAAGAGCAAGATTTGTGTTCTTGGGACTTCCCTTCAATGCACCCGAAACATTTCTATCTGCTATGCCATAATCCTTCTCGGTATAGACCGTATCCCTCATCATTGATTGACGATCCTTTCTACATTGAAGTATGTGAACGCCATAGTGACGGTGGCAGTCATTGGGGCTGCTTCGGTTTCATTTGCCTTGAATGCGAGTTCGCTGACATTGGTGGGAAACAGTCCCCTGAATGCGATCTTGAAAACTGGTCTCTTTTTGTTGTTCAAAACAAGGAGATGTCCTTCTTCGGACATCCAGTTTTTGTAGGATACGGGACTGTAATCCGTAAATCCAATGCACTCCTTGAACCATCGCATGAGAGCATCATAGTTTGACATATCCTCATTGACGAGGAACTTGAATGTTGCCTCTCCATGAGTTATGCTTTCGCTTTTGACTCTCAAGTTCTTTCTTCCTCCTGGAACTCCACCAGGAACAGTTATGATTGGATTGGACCAACCAGGCAAAGAAACGCTTGTGCAGAAATATGAAAGTTCAGGAACTCTTTTCAGCGAGAACTTGAAGTTTGATTGAATTGCCAGATTTGTATTGGGTGGCTGTTTGGCAACTGCTCCGACAGAATCGGGTGTTTCCATCTCATAAGGTTTGTTCTTTATGGAATTGATGTCGTAATTTTGGTATGCAACTACATTAGGCAATTCTGCGAGTTTTACTTCCGTGTTGCCATAAGGCTGCGCCGCTGCTGCTGCTGCGGTTTGTTCGGACGCAATTTGTGTTTCATAAAGAGGAGCAAGTTCATCGGCAAAGTCATACCACTCTATTGCGTGATTGCCCGTGAGATCGCTTTCAAAAATCTTGTAGTCATTTGAGATTGAATTGTCGTTGTTTATTGTTTCGTTGGTAACTTGCCAACTCTTATCTGCAAGCATTATTTCGAGGAAGGTTTTCATATCCTGCGAAAATCCAACTGTATTGCTGCCAAGATAGTTGTAAGACTTATTGTCGAATTGGTTGCACGATGAACCATCATATGCAGTTCCAATGCAATATGTTCCTCCATCTACTTGTTGCGTATTTGTTATTTCGTTTGTAAGTCCGTGAAAATTATAGGCACCAAATGCGGTATGCAACAACACAAGACGGTTGTTTCTTTTTGCATAAGAGTAAGTTCCAGAATCTCCCACACCGATATAAGATCCTTGGTCGTTTTCAAAATACGAAAAATCAGTCCAAGGCTTATTTGACGCAAAACTGTGTGCAAAGTCCAATCCGCCGACAAAGTGAAATGAATTGGTTGTAAATGTTCCTGCTGAAGGAACAGTTTGACTACCACTATCAAGTACGGGCAGTTTAAGTACTGTCACTCCTTGTAGTCTGCTCCGTCTGACAAATCCCCTTGCAAATGTATTGTTTATTGACAGTATCGGCATCTCGTTGAGATATGAATAGAATGCGTTGTTTCTGTACCTTTCCGAAATATTCACATAAGGGTCAGTTGGTTGTGTTGTTATTTCTTCAGATGTTCCTGCAAGGTGACTTGGAACAATATCGTAGATTTTCTGTATTAGGTTGGATTTTGTAGTATCCTCTTTGACTAGGTTTTGGCTTACGATCAAGTTCTGATTTTCATAAGATGACAGTAACACTTGGGATAAATGCATCTGCTTTTCGCAGTTCAAAGTCGGGATCAATGC